CTTAATATTTTTAAGTATGGGGACTTTTACTTAAAAATGGAGATCTCTGATAAATTTGGCGTGTATAACGTAATCCCATTTTCAGCATATAATATAGTACGTCAAGAGGGATACAATCCGAATAATCCAAATGAAGTAAGATTCAAATTCGATCCTAATGCAGCATTAGCTGCTACATCGGGATATACTTCTGCTTTCAATAATCAAGATCCAGGAGTGTGGTTTGATAACTATGAGATGGCGCATTTTAGGCTCATTGGAGACGTTAATTATCTCCCCTATGGTAGATCATACCTAGAGCCAGCAAGAAAGCTATTTAAGCAATATACGCTCATAGAAGATGCCATGTTGATTCATAGAATTACACGTGCCCCAGAAAGAAGAATATTTTACACAAATGTTGGAGCAATACCACCAAATGAAGTTGAGAATTACGTTCAGAGGATGATCAATAAGATGAAGAAAACTCCTCTAATAGATCCAACTACTGGGCAATATAATTTAAAATATAATCAGCAAAACCTTCTTGAAGATTTTATAGTCCCAGTAAGAGGCAATGATACATCTACAAGGATAGATACAGCAAAAGGATTGGAGTATAATGCAATAGAAGATGTCGTATACTTTAGAGAAAAGCTTTTTGCTGCGTTGAAGATACCAAAAGCATTTATGGGATATGAAAAGGATCTTACTGGTAAAGCTACATTGGCCGCAGAAGATATTAGATTTGCTCGCACTGTGGAAAGATTACAAAGAATCATAGTATCTGAATTAAAGAAGATAGCACTGGTTCACTTGTATGCAAATGGATATACAGATGAAGGTATGGCAAATTTCACATTGAGCTTGACTAATCCATCTATTATATATGATCAAGAGAGGATAGCAATGTTCAAAGAGAAGATTGATCTTACTGTACAAGCAATGGAAGGGAATGTACTTCCTAAAGAGTATATCTGGGAGAATATATTTCATCTTTCTCCTGATTCATTTGGTGAACTTGAAGATATGATTATTGAAGATCAAAAGAAGAAGTTTAGATATGATCAAATAGAAACCGAAGGAAATGATCCTCTGGAATCAGGCACAGCATTTGGAACACCTCACCAGATAGCCGGATTATATGGTGGCAAGCCTACATTAGACGTACCACCGGGATATAATGAAAATGATCCAAATGGACCAGTAAAGATGCCAGGAAGACCAGAAAAATATAAATCAATAATTGGAACTGATAAAAGTGCATTTGGAAGAGATCCTATAGGTAGAAAAGGAATGGGATCTAGTATGGAACGTGGAGAAGATAAAGTTGAATATAAGGGTGGATCATTAAGTTTTGAGGGTACTAGAGCTGTATATCTTCAGAATAGAGATAGCATGGCTAAAATGTTTGCTGGTAAGAAAGTATCCCTATTTGAGAACCAAAGTCAATCTGGAGGACTCTTAGACGAAAGAAACATAAAAGAAGATACTACCGAAGCATAATTAGATATATTTATAAGCAGAACTGATTCAATTCATGAAATTACAACATTCGAAATACAGAAATTCGGGCATACTTTTTGAATTACTTGTTAGACAGACTACAGCAGACTTTATTGCTAATAGGGAATCAAAAGCAGTAAAGATACTCAAGAAGTATTTTACCAATACTGAATTAGGAAAAGAGTATGCTCTTTATAATGGAGTAATAACTAGTCCTAAACTCTCAGAATCAAAAGCAGAAATGCTGATTTCTACAATTCTAGAGCAGTATAAGAAGCTTGACAAAGAGGTAATACAAAAACTAAAGTATAATCTTATAAGAGAAATTAAGGCTGGGTATGATATTGACGATTTCTTTAAAGCTAAAGTGGATAATTACAAAACACTTGCGGCTATATATAATACTTTAGAATCACAAAATATAAAAGATGTAGATATTAAACAAGTCTTCCTAAATAAAGTTGTAGTACTAGAGCATGTTACAAAATCCAAACTCGAAAATATGCCGGCTTCCAAAAATATCATGGAAGAATTGATGAAAGAAGACAAAGAAATAAGATTACTTACATATAAGATACTAGTAGAAAAATTCAATGACAAGTATGATAATATGTCAATAAGACAAAAAGATGTTCTTAATAATTATATCACTAGCATATCTAATACAACAAAACTCAATTCCTACGTAAATTTACAACTTACTGAGATAAAAGCAGATATACTAAAGCTTTCTAAAAAGGTGACAGATCCAGTAATAAAGATAAAGCTAGATGAAGTCATAAAGCTAGTTCAGCCAATTAAGGAAGGAAAAAGAGTAAAAGATGAAACAATATCGGGATTATTACAATACATCGATCTTATAGACGAGCTTAAAAAGATACATAAATGAGCGATATGCAATCGATGGTAGACAGGATGCACAGCGATGCTAATCAACCATCACCCGAAGAACAAGAGATGGCTGAGCGGCTTATAGATATGTTACTTGCGGCTGTAGAATCTGGAAAAATAACCGCCGAAGAGGCAAAAGAGATTATAAGGAATGCTCCAGATACAATGGATGAGATGTCAGCTACTGGAGGCGGAGTTAGTTCTGAAGGTGCTACATTTACTCCAGGTTCAGGTATACAATATGCCCAGGCGCTTGATAAGCCAAAAAGTAAACAAAAAACAGAACCAAAAGATAAAGAGCCGAAATTAGCTGCTGGTAAAATCAAAAAGAATTATGCAGTTGATAAATTTGGATTCACGCCAGCCCCTTCAATACCCAATCGACCTTCCACAGGAGGATTCCAATACAAAGCACTATGGGACGAATCAGAAGACTTACAAGAAAACTATTCTAGATTTAAAAAAGCCACTCGCGAAAGAGACAGCTCTGGACAATATCATACGGGAGTTAGTATAGTAAGAAAGAAACTTGCCGAAGTTAATAAGATGATGGAATATCTTGCAACTCTAAAAAGTGATTTGACTACTGCTGGAATGGTAAATGAAACATCTCATACAAAGAAGTCTCTGGAAAAGATGACTGAAATGATAAAGAGCATTTATATAAAACATAAAAAATTGAAATAATATGGAAAAAGTTATATTTGGAATTAAGAAAAAAGGAAAAGCAAAGAAATCCTATAATAAAAATGCCAAAAGACCAAAGGCTTATAGAGGTCAAGGAAGAGTATAGTCGATATTTATTACTAAAAATACAAAAACATGACAGTAGCAAACTTATTTGCAAAACATAGAGCAGGGGGCATTTCAAAAGAAAAGTTTCTATATGAAGTTCGTAAGGATGCTCAACTTCCTTTTATATCAAATTTGACTTCTTATGATGATGCTATTAAGATGCTTAAGCAGAAGAGCGTAATCAAAGAAGCCGCTATGTATGGAAATTCAGATGGGGATTATGATCAAAAGCAAAATGATATAGAACAAATAGAGACGATATATGATGCTGGATTAGTTGCATTTAAGTCTGGAGATATAGAGAAGGCTCAAAAGCTATATAAAAAAGCAATACTTTTAGGCGCCTCTTTATCTTGGGATGAAAAAGAATTACCTCCTTACGATCAAGCATTAAAGAAAGCTGGAGGATTGAGTGAATCAGAAAATTCAGAAGTCAATACTCAAGACAAATTTGACGTAGTCCTAGTAAATGGAGAAAAATACCATAATGTTATTTTTAAATCAATTGACTCTTTTGAAACCGAGGATGGGAAATCTATGATGCATCAGCAGATTAAATCATCAAAGAAAGCTGGAGGATTGAGTGAATCAGAAAATTCAGAAGTCAAGGTTGGAAATACCTACGAATACGCCATGGCTCCTGGAGATACTGTTACTATTGATTCTATAAGTGGAGATGATATGAAAGTAACAACTCTGCAAAAAGGGAAGAAATATAACGGGGAAGAGACAAAATCGTGGATAGAACAGGCAATTCGTATGGGTTTACTAAATCTAAAAGAAAGTAAATCTCCAAAGAAAGTCATAAAAGAGCAAGAAGACCTACACCTTACTATAGACAGATTGAATCCTATACTAGTGAATAAAGCTATAAATGTAGAACTTGCAAAACTTCCAGAGATAAATGCAGCAATATACCAAAAGACTCTTGAAAAGGTAGTAAACAAACTCAAGAAAGATCCAAGATGTTATGATGACGTATTTGTATCAAATGCAAAAGAAATCAATAAATCAGATGAGAAGCTTAAGATGGTGCCAGTAAAAAAAGAAATGAAAGATCCACACCACCAGATGAAGACTCCAAAAGGTCTTGAAAAGCATAAGACAAATACAAAAGCTTCTACAAAAGAGAATAAGAAGGGAAAGCCAAAAGGCGTAAAGGAAATGTCAAGCGTTGCTAAGGGTCATAAAGGCCTGAAGCAAATGAAGCAACCTGAGAAAAAGCACAAGGTAATGGAAGCTATAGAGAAGTTTTTAAAAAAAAAATTAACTGAAGATAGCCATCATAGATACGGAATAGGCATGGGAGTAGAAACGCCAGATGGACCAGGAACTGTAAAAGCAATAGTAGGATCAACGCTTACTGTAGAATTTGGAGAAGGCAAACATAAGGACTATCAGATGAATATTATCAACCACTACTCTGGACATCATGATAGCGTTCCAAATGAGCTTGATAGTGCAAAGATAAAGAAATTTGACGCAAAAGCAAAACCTGGAGTTAAGACTGTGGATGAGAAAAAGGACGACGTGATCAAAAAAGTAATGGAGTTCCTTAAGAAGAAAAAGAAAAAAGAGGTGGATGAAGTTGCGACAGCTAAAACAACTGA